TATCCATTGATAAATCTGGATTATCCTGAACTTGCTTTTCACTATTAAATGTAATTTCTTTGTTATCAATGTTAGTAATAACATTTTCTAACTCACCTTGCATTACCATGTCTTGTAATGATTCTGCATCTAACGGAATGCCCATCTTCTCAGCAATAGAAATAAACGCTTCTACACTTAACTTAGACGTAGCATTTTTATCATTAGCACGACCAATTAGAAATTGTCCTAATGCGGCTAATTGCTCTAAGTTAGATTCGTGTAGTATTTCGGATGTTTTCATTTATCTTTTCTCTCTGCCTAAGTCTGCATCCATATCGTCTGGAACTGGAATTGCATCCATTGGAATATCTGTATCAACATCATCTGCATCACCCATATCCATATCCATTTCAGGTTCCATATCAACACCTTCTAAATCGCCCATTGGAGAAGCAACTTCTTCGCCTGTTACGATTGCAACTGCCGCATCCATTTGATCTTTAGTAGCGTTAAGTGTATCGGACAATGTTGCCATTGCTGAACCCATAGCATCTTTAAATTGAGTTGCTTGGTCTGTACCTAATTCACCTTTCATAGTGTCTGCTAGTGCAGGTACATCTTTGTACTGTAAATCAATCATATCTTCGATCATCTTTTGTACACGGTCAACCATATCTTGTGCCGCTAGTACAACTTGTGCTTGTGATACTTCATCTTCGTTGATTACTTTTCTAGACTCCACAATCTTAGACATTAACTTAATTGAAGTTTCTTTACTTTCAAGTACAGTTAGTAAACTTTCACTAATGCCTTGCTTTTGTAATTTCTTCCATTCCTTAACGGAGATATCTTCTCCCATTGCTGTCTTTTTTAAGGCATTAGCATACTCGCCTGACATTTTGCCTGGTACAATCGGTTTCATAGTTTTTCCTGTATTTGTATTATTACCACCAAATGATCCAGCGTCTTCTTCTGAAAGTTCTTGAACTTTCGTAGTTAATGCTTGTTCTAACATTAAGCCTTGCATGTATATGGAATCATTTTGACTAGTATGAAGTTTATCTGATTGTTTATAATTTTCAATCAGGTTCTTTGTTGTGTTTAGATATTGTGTTGCGTGTTTTAAGGACAAGTCCAAATTAAGACTTACACCAAACTGAGATTCGAAAATCTTAGCGTACGTTGTTGAACTGTGTGGTTGTGCTAGTTGTTGTAAATTCATTTGAAAATCCTTCGCTTTTAATCTGTTTTGAACGTTGTATATATTTATGTAAGTTTACTTTTAATTGCATTTGTCTATTAACGTATTCGGTTAATCTAGCAAGTAATATACTTTGATGTATATGCGGAGTGCTTTTCAATTTAATTAATATTTTTGTATAAGCAATGTCGTTATTAAGAAACTCAATTGCTCTGTCCGAACTAACAATATTGTTTGCTAATTCAATGTCATTTCCTTTATGTGCATTACACCAAGCAATAGCAGAGGACGAATTAAATAATGTATCAATAAACTGTTCATTATCAATAATATAAATATTGAATTTTTCATTATCTTTGTTTATTTTGTACGTACTGTAAACAATAAAATCATTTCCTTTCTGAACTATTAAGTTGTTATTTGTTTCTTCGGCCTTGGATAGTCTTTTAAGTTTATGTTTTATTTTTTTGAAATTTTTTGTCATATTAATTTAACATAAAATATATATTTGCTTTGTCACAATCTAAGTAATTATCGTCAATAGTTTCATTAAGGTTATTTAGCATCGGAACATGGTTACAATCACTACACAATGCACCGATTGAATTATCGTTGTTGCTTAATGCGTCTATTTGCTCAACATCAAAAGTCAAACTCCAAACATTATTTTTTCCACTAAACTTTTTATTAAAACAATGCTTCAATAATGATTCGTTTTTTACTCCGTGCATAACAATGTTATGTAGTTGCACACGCAAGGACATTACTTGTAATAAGACTTCCAAGTTACTTTGTTGTTGTCTGGCAAATCTCCATCCAATTTCATCTGTTATAGTTTTTTTGTCCTTTGTAACAAAAGGAAGATTATCCATTTTATAACTACGAATTACTCCGGTTTCAGTAATATCAAACAATGTATAAACTGTTATTGACTGCACAAAGATTCCATAACTTTAAGTTGTTCAAGTGCTTCCTTTATACATGGGTGTTCTTCTGCTAGTACATCCCAATCATTACTTCGTAAATACAAATGCCAGTCTAAGTTATTCTCAGTGTATATTTGTCTTCGAGTATTAGATCCAAATTCACGTGCAAAAACTGTTTTACCGCCGTCAGGACTTTCAAAAATTGTTTTAACGTCCTTCATATCATCTAACAATTTTGGGGATCGATGCATTATAACTTCCCCATTCTTTGTTAGTTGAAACATTCCTATCCATTTCTTTTTTCAATGCAGGAGGAAGTTTGCGTTTATATTTTTTCTGTTCTTTTTTATTATCTACTTCGAACATACAATTCACTCTTATTAATTAAGTATGACGTTATTTAAGTCATAAAAAAACCCAGGCTAAAAAACCTGGGTTTAGAGTTTCTATTCTAAAACTAAATCTTAGTTTTCGAAAGTAGCCTCAAGAACTGCATTAGTTACTGATGGTGTACCAGTACCTTGTAGTGCAATCATATCACCGTTTGCTGTGCCTTCAACACCAACAACAGTAAAACCTTCTGCTTGTGCTTCAAGAGCAACTGCTTCCATGTTAGTACCAGTAGCAACTGACATAATGTGAGTGGTAGCGCCAAAACCTTGACTTTGACTAACTGTAGCGTTATTTGATACGTCTGCCATAATATTTCTCCTTAACTTTGTATGTAGGAATAACCCGTTGTTTTTCCTTACACTTATTTATACAAATTTAGGAAAAATATTATGTTAATCTATTCCAAATTTTTTGTAACGATGGGTACATATCACTGTATCGTGCTTTGCCAGTGCGCATCTGCAACATTAACCAACGCAGATTACGGATCTTATCAAACGACGTCATTTCATCGTATAAATGCAATTGTCTACGTACACGTTGATGATCACTTGACCAACCTCTAATAGTTCTCATCAATAATAAGAATAACTGATGGTAATCATCTTCGTCTACTCTACCACCAGCCATATCACGTAATATACGTTTAATACGTAATTCAGGAATAACAATATCATAACGTGTTATTAACTTATCTGAATACTTTTCTTGGTGTAATAACAATACAATTGTATTGTACATGTCCGGTTGTGTAGTTCGGAATCCTTTAAATGCAGGCTGACTCATTATATCACGAGCATACTTAATTGCACTAGAACGATCTTCGTGCCATATAAAATTAAGTGCAAAAAACATATTCACCAGTAACAGACCAAGTTCGTCTGCTTTTGTGCCATCAACAAGATTTAAGTTTTTAAAAACTCTTGCTTCTTTTAATTCACTAAAAAGTTCAAATTTACTCATATGTATTAAACCAGTCTTGTGTTTCACTTCTGTGCAGGAATTCTAATGTTCGTGAACCAGTTTGTCCAACACGCATAGGAATATTACGTCCACGCATATTTTCCAACTTATTATAAGAGTCATAAACAGGTTCTGCACTTAACTTAACTTGATGATCCGAGTTGTCAATATCTTTAAACCAATCACCATTAAACTTAACCCAAACAGTATCATCATTTGCAAGAATATATCTAGTAGGAACAATTTTACCAGGCTGTAACATATCGTTAGGCAAATAATCACCGTAATCAACTACTTGTTTTTCTTCTGCAGGTTTTATTAAACTTAATGTCATTAACTTGGTCATATACTTTAACGCAATGCCAGTATTTGTTTGTTTGGTTGCTGTCAAATCCACTAACTGCTGTATTGCTTTGTCGCTTATACTGCTAGGAATTATATTCATTTCAGTATACGCAATCTGTTGTAATAATTGCTGTAGTATGTCTTGATTATCAGGATCTTTTAATTGCGTAAGTTTTTCGTTCCATTTAGCAAGCCATTCTTTTGATTTACTTATGATTCTTGAATCACGAAACCCACGCGCAATTGCATCAGTAACATTCATATTACTGAGTTTTGCACTTAGTGCATTTAGATATGTATCAGTACTCTCAAGCACAACTTCGTTAACTTTCATTAACTTTCTTTAAACTTCGTTGGAACTTTCTTTCGTCGCGTGTTCTTATTGAGTTTAGAAACTTTCTTGTTAAATTGTCTGCTTCTTCCTCTGTATACGACTCGGTAATTAAATCAAGTAATCTACCTGCACTTTGTATTAAATTGTCCGCACGACTCTGAATAACATGCTTTTTATCGTGCTCGATATGCAGACTTTCAAGTTCTTCTAATATACTTCGTGTTCTATTTTGCATATCATACCCTATAAGTTAAATTTATATGTTTGTATTTATTTCGTTTTGATGTTATTTAATAAACTTTGGAGTTTTGCAGACTTGACATCCCCAGTAACTTTAGGAATGTTATGTGTTGGAGTACTTGTAGTACTGGCCACACCTGGTTTTATTTTATTCATTATTTCACTAGCCACAGGAGAATTAGCATCTGGTTCTAATCCTGCATCTGTGATACGCAATGTGTTTAAATCAAACTCAAGTTCTACTTTTTGCCCAACGCCCGAACTAGAACGTGTTTTCATTAATTGTATTTGGTATCTTCCACGTTCTCGCATTGCACGACTGGTAAAAATACCAAATACATTATCAGCAGTATTAATTTTTGAAATACCGCCAGAAATGTGACTGTGATCAAATTCGATTTCTTCTACTGCTGATCTGTTTAACTGCGATGCAGTTACCATAATAATATCTAACTCCTTTGCTAAGTTACGTATTTCTTCCGACACATATTTGTCCTTAACAAACAAGTCACTAGGACTAACTTTTGTACTAACAGGCATTAACAAATCTAAGTAGTCAATACACATACAATCAACTTTAATCTTTTCTTGGATTTCTAATTCCTTTGCATAAGAACGAATATCATTAACTGTGCTTTGTGCTGGCATGTACTTAATACGTAACTTACCAGATTTCTTTGCCAACATCTTAACTTTCATTTCGACATTTTCAATGTCCTTGAAAATTTTACTAGACGCAGTATCAGTCATCATTGAATCCATACGCATACTACATAAATCTTCACTCAATTCCAATGTAATAAACACACAGTTCTTTCCGTCCTGTACCCAATTAATCATTAAGTTCTGCATGAACAATGATTTACCGGAACCCGATCCACCTGCAAAAATCTGTAATTCGCCACGATTAAATCCGCCGTACAATTTCTTATCAAGCATTGGCCAACCAGTACTTGTTTGACCGTTGTTATCTTTAATAGATAACAAACGTTGTTTAGGATCAGCAAAGTAATCTGTTCCCATATCCTTTGTTAAACTAATTTGTACAGCATCTTTGATAAGTTTTTCAACAGGATCAAAATC